TGAACGTTTAGATAGTCGTCCTGGTAACAAGTCTATGGAAGTAACATTCACGTTATCTTCTTCAGATAGTGAAATCTCTCCAGTCATTGACTTGGATAGAGTTGGTATGGTTCTTATTAGTAATAGAGTTAATGCTCCAATTACGGATTACGCAGGTGATTCTAGAGCATCTACAATTACTGAAGATCCAACGGCATTTATCTATGCTAATAAACCAATTACATTAGAGAATTCTGCTACTTCAATTAAGGTCTTAATGGCAGCATATATGAACACTCAAAGTGATCTTAGATGCTTCTATTCAATATCAAATGATTTAGAATCTGATCCAATTTACTATCCATTCCCTGGATATCCTAACTTGGATGTTAATGGTGCTATCGTTGATATCGCTAAGAATAGTGGACTTCCTGATAAGAGGATTCCTAAGACTGATGTTCTTGCTCATGGTAGTGATGATCTTCCATTCACTGATTATGAATTTAGTATTGATGATCTTCCTGAATTTAGATACTTCAGTATTAAGATTGTTGGAACTGGTACAAACCAGGCATATCCTCCAAGGATACGTGATTTAAGGGCAATTGCATTAGCGTAATTATGTACAATCCACGTTTTTTAAAGGTTGAAGGTCATAGTTATCTCGTAAGAGATACTACGACCAATGCCATTGTTAATACCGATAAAAAAGGACATGACCAATACCTTGCCCTGAAGAGAGCAAAACAAAAAGATATAGACAGAGTTAAAGCTCTTGAAGATGATGTTCAAGGGCTCAAGTCTGATCTAGGTGATATTAAATCTATGTTAGGACAACTGTTAGATAAGTAAAATGGCAAAACCATCAAGTCGCCAAGGACTAATAGATTATTGTAAGAGGCAATTAGGTGCTCCTGTATTGGAGATCAACGTTGCTGACGAGCAGATTGATGATCTGGTGGATGATGCTATTCAATTATTCCACGAACGTCATTTTGATGGTACTACTCAAGCATTCTTGAAGTATCAAATAACACAAGAGGATATTGATAGAGGCACTGTTGAATATCCACATGAAGGAGGTAAAGTAGGAATTGCTTCTACCTCTGTAACTGACAACATTCCTAATCAAGGAAATGTTACATTTAATTGGTATGAGAATAGTAATTATATAAAAGTTCCACCCTCAGTTATGGGTGTATCAAAAGTATTTAAATTTGAAGGTGGTGGTGGACTTTCTGCTGGAATGTTCAGTATCAAATATCAGTTGTTCTTGAATGACATTTATTATTTGGGATCAACCGAATTATTAACATATTCAATGACCAAGAGTTATCTTGAGGATTTGGATTGGTTGCTATCAACACAAAAACAAATAAGATACAATCAAAGAGAAGATAAATTATATCTTGATATTGATTGGAGAAGTCAGAGTCCAGGACAATATTTAATTTTAGATTGCTATAGAGCACTTGATCCTGCTACATCTGATCAGATTTGGAATGATAGATTCTTAAAACCATATTTAACTGCATTAATTAAGCGTCAATGGGGTATTAATTTAAGTAAATTCCAAGGAGTCAAGTTACCTGGTGGTATTGAGATGAATGGAAGACAAATACAGGATGATGGTCAAAGAGAGATGGATGCCATCATTGAGAAGATGTCTTCTACATACGAATTGCCACCTCTAGATATGATAGGTTAAGATCATGGCACTTAACCCATTTTTCCTACACGGATCTAAAGGTGAACAGAATCTTGTTCAGGACTTAGTGAATGAACAACTGAAGATGTTTGGTGTAGAAGTTTATTACATACCAAGAATTTTTGGTAATGAAAAATCTGTTATGGAAGAAGTTTCTAGATCAAACTTCGCAAATGCTATTCCTATAGAGGGATATGTTGAGACTTTTGATGGATACTCTGGAGCAGGAACACTTCTATCTAAGTTTGGTGTTCAAGAGTTAGATGATTTGACATTGATTATATCTAAAGAGAGATATGAGGAAGAGATACAAAAACGTATAGAACCATTAAAGGGTGTTAAGTTAGCATCTAGACCAAAAGAAGGAGATTTAATATACTTCCCATTAGGTGATAGATTGTTTGAAATTAAGTATGTTGAGCATGAAAAACCATTCTATCAATTACAGAAGAATTATGTGTATGAATTGAGATGTGAACTATTCATATACAACGATGAAGAGGTAGATACTGGAATAGACTTTATTGATGATAATGTGGAAGAAGAGGGTTATATTCAATCCTTTACTCTTGCTGGAATAGCAACACAAGCAACTGCAGTAACAACTTTAGTTGATGGTGGTGTTCGTAATATTATGGTATCTAGAAGAGGTTCTGGATATACTCAACCACCTCAAGTTGCATTTTCGTCTGCTCCTATAGGAGGACAAACAGCAGTTGGTATTGCATCAATGATTACAGGACTTGTAGATTTCTGTGAACCTGATCCAGATATGTCTAGAGTTCAAGCAGTTAATCTAACAAATCCAGGTTCTGGATATACTGTTGCACCTAGAATTGGTTTTATGACCGATACTGGAAGTGGTGCATATGGTGTGGCAAATATTGCTGACGGTGTTTGTGGTATTATTACTATCACTAATGGTGGTGGTGGATATATTGGAATACCAACAGTAGCATTTGCACCTGATGGATATAGTGGTATCGGTAGTACAACTATACCAGCAGTAGTGCATGCTGTTGTATCTGCTGCAGGTTCAGTTACTGCACTTGTTTACGAATCTTGTGGTGGATGGTACACTGATACACCAGAGATATTAATTGCACCACCAGTACAGACTGGAGGAACTGGTTCATTTAATAGAGGAGAAGATATAGTTGGTACGGCAAGTAGTGCAACTGCAAACGTTAAGACTTGGAATGCTGTAACTAGAGAGTTGCGAGTAGGTCAAATTGTTGGAACCTTTGTAAAAGGTGAATACGTTGTCGGACAAGAGACTGGAACAAAGTTTGCTATAAGTGATCTAAATAGTGACGATAATCCAGATTCTGGATATGCCCAAAATACTACTATAGAGTCTGAAGCAGATAATATTTTAGACTTTAGTGAAAGTAACCCATTTGGAAATGTATAATTATGTTTGATCATTTTTACCATCAAATTTTTAGAAAGACTGTAATCGCATTTGGAACTTTGTTCAATGGGATCACTATCCATAGAGATGGTGCTGCTCTTGATGACCCATCTGCTATTATTAAAGTTCCGTTGGCATACGGACCAACTCAAAAGTTTTTAGCAAGAATAGAGCAACAACCAGAACTGAATAAACCAGTATCTATGAGTTTGCCTAGAATGTCATTTGAGTTTACTGGTATTGAATATGATACTAGTAGAAAATTAGGTGCGACTCAAACATTTACTACTGCTATTAAAACTGATAAGAAGGATGTTCGTAAGGTTTACATGCCAGTTCCCTATAATATGGCATTTGAATTAAATATAATGACCCTTCTAAATGATGATGCTTTACAGATCGTTGAACAGATACTTCCATATTTCCAACCAAATTATACAGTTACTATTGACTTAGTAGAGAGTATTGGAGAGAAGAAAGATATACCAATTACTTTAGAGAATGTTTCTTTTGAAGACAACTATGAAGGTGATTATACACAAAGAAGAGTTTTGCTTTATACATTAAACTTTGTTGCTAAGACATACCTATTCGGTCCAGTTCCAGTTGCTCCAAAAGATCTTATCAAGAAGGTATCTGTTGGTATTACACCTGGAGAAAGAAGTGCAGCATATGGTTCTGGTCGTCAGATTACATATGCTACACCAGTTGCTACGAAGAATTATACTGGAGATGTTATTGCTAATCTAGCAGAAGATGTTCTTGCAGGTGCTACTGTTATACCAGTAGATGATCCTGCAGGATTAGAAGCAAATACCTTCATTGATATCAATAATGAGACGATGTACATTGAATCTATTACAGATAATAAGTTGAATGTAAAACGTGCTTCTTATAATACAACTGCTATTGAACATGTTCGTGGTAGTGATGTTAAAGGAATAACATCTGCTGATAATGCACTTATAGAAGCAGGTGATGATTTTGGTTTTAGTGGATAGTCATGAAAGACAAATTTGAAGATCTAAATGATACTTTTGATATTACCCCAGTAGAATCTGAAGTAGTAAAACCTAAGAAACCTGATAAAGTTTCTAAGTCAAAAGAGATTGATATTGATAAAGATTATGAGTATACTCGTGGTAATCTTTACAGTATTATAGAGAAGGGACAAGAAGCACTTGATAGTGCGTTAGAGATTGCTGTAGATCAAGGTAATGCAAGAGCATTTGAGGTTGTTGGTCAACTTATTAAATCTGTTTCGGATACCACAGATAAATTAATGGATCTACAAAAGAAGATTAAAGAAGTAGAAGAAGACAATACAAAAGGACCAACTAACGTCACTAATGCAATGTTTTTTGGTTCTACAGCAGAACTATCTAAATTATTAAAGAAGAATAGAACTGAGAAAGAAGATAAATAGAAAAAAACTGCGTTTAAAATGACGAGTTTTGCTATTGATAAAAAATCTCATAAAGATGCCTCTAAACAGGCTAAGATTAGGAATATGACCAAATCGTCAAATCCTAATGAAGTTGCTGTAGCAAAGCGTAAATTGAAGTCTAAAATCGAACTTCCACCAAATCCACAGATTGAAGGGTTGAGAATAGTAGACTTAATCATTACTGAAATTGAAGAAGCTCACATGAATAAAACATGTGGGAAGGGTGAATATTATTGTTATACTGATAAAAAATGCAAGAAGATTCCTAAAGGATCACATATGAATTCTAAAGGTCGTCTTGTACCAGATAATGATGATAATGATGATCAAGAGGATGGTGGAGATCAAGCAATTGATCCAGGTGGAATGGGTGAGAACGTAGTACTTCATACCGCTGATGGTAAGAAGTTTGCTGAAATTATTGATCTTATTAGACCTGAAGATGTTATGCCTAAAATGAAGGCTGCTGATCAATGGGTTAATGAAGAGGATTCTTATGCTCAGGCAAAAAAGGAACTCAAAGCAACTAAATCAGCAAGAGATCACAGACATAACACTATTCATAAGTCTACAAATACCAAAGGTAATGTAGATGTAAATGAAAATCTTGATGATAAAAGAAGAGCAAACGTTCAAAAACAAAAGCAACAGTCTGCCCAGACAGTTGCATCTGCTCAAAAGTCACAAGATTCTGTTCGTCAAACATTTGCTAGACGTGCTCAAGCAGTTGCAAAGGCAAAACAAAAAGCAAAAGACAGAGAAAATTTATCTAGAGAGATAGATAGAAAAGTTGCTGCTGCTACTCAATCAGAAGAAGCAGTCTCTAAAAAACAGCAAAGGTTTATGGGTGCAGTTCTTCATGCGAAAAGAACTGGTGAAGCATCTACACCAGAGGTTGCAAAAGCTGCTGGTAGTATGAAGACTAAAGATGTAAAAGATTTTGCATCTACAAAGCACAAAGGTTTACCTGAGAAGAAAACTAAGAAGGAG